AATATAAGGAGGAAAAAGATGCCTAACATAGTTAGTGTAAAAGAATACACAAAAGACGATATTAAAGAGGCTAAGGAATATTTAACTAAAATGTTTCTAGCGCAAGAAAAGCTAGCAATAGATAAAGGGAGCAAACCGGAGATCTACATTGCTAAAAGACAACCAACAACAAAAAGCGGAGGAAACTATTTCACGTTCCATTATGTTGATTTAGAGACTGGAAAACTCTTTGACATAACTTATAATATAGCAAAAGTTATTGGAGTCAGTCTCAACGATAAACTAGGCGGAACTATATACCGTTCATTCGGTAATATGGACATGGGATTCCAGACATTATATGAAATGTTCGGGAGTCTAGGAGATGGTTTTACGATTGGCCCTGCTGATTGGCAAAGTCGATTCCGTTATAGGTATATATAATGGCCAGGAAAAGAGGCAGAGAAATAAACTCCTGCGGATGTGATACATCATTCTTTTTTGAGCCATTCGAAATAATAAAGCAAGAACTTTGCTATTACCATTACAAGAAAGCGCAAGCAGTATCTAGTTAACTCTCTCTATTAGATACGTACAGAGGAGGGGAGGCCGTCGGTCTCCTCTTCTTTTTTTATATAGTGGGGTTATTCCAGGAAATTAATGTAGGGGTATTATGGGCGGTCGTGCGCGCATTAACCTGTTAGCAGTAGACACGCACAAAACTTTAGATCAAAGCTGTGCATATTCCTGCAATTTCTAGGCATTACACAACAGACCTACATAGTTAAATCTGGACGTCGCGTAAATATATATGTATCTCCAAAAGTATAGGTGGTAACTAGGTTTTTGCTATATATACACTATATGTAGTGGGGATGCCAGGAGTCGAACCTGGTCAAAAAGCTACTGTGTACAAGGGCAATCTTTAGTTGATCGTTAGCTTTAGTTACCAATCATCCCCAGTAGACAGTATACCACATATTGTGTATACTATATCTAGTATGTACCAGATATAGTAGTTATTTCTTGTTATAATTAAAGTAGGTTAAGTCCTTGCTAGTACAGGACAAATACATAGGACTAGGAGTGCTAGTAAGGACTACCGGCCAAGAGAAATAGCGAGCCAATAAGGAGGTTACTCTTAATGACTAGGATTCAGTCAAGTGCCTTGGGTATTCGGTTTGCCTTGTCTAGTTTATCGTATTACCGATTCCGAACTTTCTGTGTCTCGATCACTCTTACCTGTACACATGTTAGGTAGTTTTAACCATCTAAATCAAAGTATTTGTATGGTAAACTATAGCAGATGACTAAAACAAAACAAGAAAAAAACAAGTTTTGCCTAGCCAACGACTGTACTCACGTTTTACCGACAGGTCGTAGAAAGTATTGTTCTGACAAATGTGCAAACAGAATTAAGAAAAGAGCATACAGGGCCAACAAAGCGACAGATACATACCAGGTAGAAAAGATTGTAGACACAAACGTACAGAAACGTAGAGGCAACTACTACGCCATAATGGATAAAAAAAATTTTTTTGACGACTTATTAAAAGGTACAAAGACTAAACAAGAAGTTGCTGACATACTAGGTTGTTCTTTACCGACTGTTACAAGATCTCTGTCTGCATATCTAAAAGACGAGGCACTGCGAGTCAATCACGAGTCCTTACAAAAAAATGGGGAGGCACAAGCAGCACTCGATGACTTTGTAGAGTTTAGGGACAAATATTTTTTGACAGAGCAGAACATACCGTACGAGACACCAGAGTTCCAAAAAAGATGGATAGATGCAATATTAGAAACTATTAAGAATGGTAAAAGATTAATGGTGTTGTCTCCGCCACGTCATGGCAAGACAGATTTGCTTACACACTTTTGTGTATACATGATATGTAAAAATCCAAACATGAGAATAATGTGGGTAGGCGGTAACGAGGACATAGCAAAAAACGCCGTGGGTTCTGTACTCGACCACCTAGAAAACAACGAACAACTTATACAGGACTATGCAACATACGAGGGATTTAGGCCTATGAATAAATCTGGCAAGTCCTGGAGTACAAGTCAATTTACTGTAGCTACAAGAACTGTGTCTGGTATAAAATCACCTACGTTGGTAGCTGTAGGTAAGGGCGGTAAAATTTTGTCAAGAGATGCAGACTTAATTATATCTGACGACATAGAAGATCATGGTAGTACAGTGCAACCAAGTGCAAGAGAGAATACAAAAAACTGGTGGACAACAACATTACAGTCTAGAAAAGAAGAACATACAGGTATGGTTGTTATTGGTTCTAGACAGCATCCTGATGATTTGTACAATGCATTGTTAAACAATGATGCTTGGGAAACAATAGTAGAGAGAGCGCATGATTTAGAAATACCGTTAGACCAAGAGTCAAATGACCAAGACGAACACATGTTATGGAAAGGTAAACGATCACACAAATGGCTTATGGAACAATTAGCAGCAGCAGAAACAACAGGTGGTAGAGCTATATTTGAGATGGTGTATCTTAACAAAGCTGTACCTGCAGGTATGGAATTGTTTGGTGCAGAGATGATAGATTCTTGTTTAGACAGGTCTAGAATACTTGGTGATGTACCACCACATACTGCATTAATTGCAGGTTTAGATCCTGCAAGTACAGGATACCAAGCAGCAGTATTGTGGGCATACAATCAAAAAACTGGACAGTTATGGTTAGTAGATTTACGTAATGACTTAGGTGGTGGTATATCTAAAGCATTAAAAGTTATGCAAGAATGGCATGAGCAATATTTTTTATCGCATTGGATTGTAGAAGAAAACGGATTCCAAAAAGCTATAGGACAAGATAAAGAAATAAAAAACTGGGCAGGTGTAAACGGTGTAAGGATAGAGGGCCATCAGACATATAAAAACAAATGGGATCCTGTATTTGGTGTAACAGCTATGGTGCCTATGTATGAACAACAAAAAATAAATTTACCATGGGGTAATCCACAGACACAACGTAAAGTAAATGTACTTAGACAACAATTAATTTATTTTAGTAGTGCTAGTGGCACAAATTCTAAGTCTGTAAATTCAAAAACTGACTTAGTTATGGCAAGTTGGTTTCCTATGAAAAGGGTACGCCAGACCGTTAAATTAATGCTATCAGAAGTAGACAACGACTATAATCCATCTTATAGCAATTATAAGTTAAGTACATACGACGAAAGAATGTGGGATAGATAATGCCATTAAACGCTAGTCAACTAGCACACAAGGTAGACGATTTACGTGGGTTACACGAACATACTGGTCATTGGGATTACAGAACAAGAATAAGAAAAATTATTAATGGTGGTTCACAAGGTGTATCAGCATTACTAGGTTCTAACTCTGAAAATTACAACGAAGATTTACCTATACCTAATATGATCGAGTCTGGATTAGAACACCTAGCACAAAAACTAGGTAGAGTGCCTGACTTAAAAGTTGATCCATATAACAATAAAGATTCTGAACGTGCAAAATTAAAATCAGAAAAGATAGAACGTATAGTACATTCGTACGATAAAAAAAGCAGAATAGAAATGCAAATGCCACAAGCAGCTAGATGGCTACCTGGTTATGGTTTTTGTGTATGGATAATAAGAAACAAACAAGATCAGTTTGGCAATATGTATCCACATGCAGAACTACGTGATCCATACGATTGCTTTCCTGGTTACTATGGACCTGATCAAACACCTACAGAATTAGCATTAGTAAGAATTGTACCGTCAGGATTAATTAAAAAATTATATCCTAATGCAAACATAGAATACGAACAAGGTACAAATAATTATGGTGGTGGTTGGCAACAAGGTTTGTATAAAGATGCATTGTCAAGGTCATGGGAGAATGACACTGCTGATGGTGAAGAGTTAATAGAATATTATGACGAAGAGGGTACTTATGTATATCTACCATCTACAAGTCAGATATTAGACTTTACACCTAATCCATTAAAGACAGGACCAAGATTTGTAATTGCTAAAAGATTTAGTTTTGACAGACTACAAGGACAATACGATCATGTGTTAGGCCTTATGTCTGCTATGGCAAAGATAAATGTTTTATCAATTATAGCTATGGAAGATGCTGTGTTTACAGAAACAAACATAGTAGGAGAAATAGAGTCAGGTAATTATAAAAGAGGTAGATTTGCAATAAACTATCTATCTCCTGGTAGCCAAGTTGTAAAACCAACAAACAACTTACCTTATCAGATGTTTCAACAAATAGATAGATTAGAGAGACAATTAAGATTAGGTGCTAGTTATCCTGTTACTGATGACGCACAATCACCAAACTCTTTTGTTACTGGTAGAGGTCTACAAGAACTTATGTCATCAGTTGACTTAAATGTAAGAGAATATCAACTATCACTAAAAACTGCATTAGAAGAAATTGATCAAAAAAGATTAGAGATGGATGAAATATTAAATAAAGATAAAAAGAAACCATTAAGTGGTTTTGCTAACGGAGCAGCTTTTTCAGAACAATATGTACCATCTACAGATATAGCAGGTCAGTACGATACTCGTAGAGTATATGGTGTTATGGCCGGATTTGATGAACCAACTAAAATTGTATCAGGCCTACAATTATTACAAGCAGGTATTATTGACAGGGAGACATTGCAAGAAAACATGGATGGTCTAGAAAATTTACAAAAGATAAATAATAGAATTACAAAAGATGAGGCCGAAGATGTTTTGTTTGAAACATTAAAAGTACAAGCTACACAAGGTGATCCTAAAGCTACTATGGCATTAGTACAAATAAGAAAAAATCCAAGTAACATGTCATCTATACTAGATAAATTTTATACTGCTGAAGAAGAGACACCTGAAGATGAACAAGCAATACTTGATCAATTAACACAGGCACAACAGGGACCACCTGTACCACAAGGTCCTACACCAGATATAAGATCTTTATTATTACAAGGAGGACAACCTAATGTTTGATAGTGAACAAGAATTTATTGATTATGAATTCGAAAGTATGGTTAAAAGCACACTTAGTGATACATGGTTTGAAAACATGAATGCTTTTCCTGATGAACAAGAAGTTGTACAGTTACCTGCTTTTTTTGTAATTTTTAAAAAGACTATACAAAATTTTATGGATGACATTAATGAGGAGGACGATAATGGCAAATGGATCATCTAGAAGAAGAGGTAGAAGAGGTGGCGCAGTAAGTGGACCAGGAGCATTAAGTCAAAGAACAGATTTAAATGTATCACAACAAGATGCTAGAAGTATGATGCAAGACGAAACTTTTGGTGCAGAGGGTGAATTAGTAGAACAAGTACAACAAGGTAATAGTGCATTGCAAGGTATACAAGCAGAGCAAGCACAAGAAATGACACAACCTGCACAAATAAATCCTGTAGATGAATTTAACTTGACAGCACCAACTAATTATCAAGATATGCCTGTAACAGATACAGGTGCAGAAAAACAAACATATTTAGAAGATGACTCAATGATGCTTATAAGAGCTATGGCCGAAGTATTTCCTACAGATGAATTGTTATCGTTACTTATGAGTCAAGGGAGTGTGTACAAACAAAGTCCTGATATAAACTAATGGGAGTTTTTTATTTTGACAATCCTGCACAGGAACGTGATTTGTATGAAGAAATATATAATCGACAAGTAAAATATAAACAAACAAAAGATAATATATCAGTAGATGATGCAACAAGAGCTACTTCTATATCTAGGATGTATCCTAACTTTTCACCAGATGTTATATCTGCCTTAACACTATTACAAGTAAAACCAGAGGCAGAAGTATTAGGAGAAGTATCTGCAAGAATAACAGAACATAACCAACAAAATTTATTAGCTAGAGTTGGTAATGGTTTTAAAGGTGCATTACGTTTTGGTTTATTAGGTTTAGAAGATGCATATAGAACTTTAGTAGATAGGCCTATTAACTCATTTATTGCATCAACATTTGGTGATCAAGCAGACAAACTTACATTTCAAGATGCATACGCACAATCTGGCAAATCAACTGTTAGGCAAGTAGTAAATCAATTACGTCAAGGTAATAGAGTAAATCTTGGTGAGGGATTTTTACCAGATAGTGATGAGTTTGATTCTACTAATCCTAACTCTAAGTATTATGAAGAATATCAATATATGGTGCAAAAAGGTATGGCACCAGACAGAGCTGCACAAAAAATTAATGATTTTTTAGGAGATCCTATTACTGACCTAGATCAAAGAGCGCAAGAAGAATCAGGACAATTTACAATTACTACAAGAGGAGCAGACGGTAAACCTGTAGCCATGCCTATATCACTTGGTCGTGCTACTGCAAATTTATTTATGGAACCAGGAACAAAAGGTTTTGATGCAGTGTCAGGAATAATTGATATGGGTAAAATTATGTTTTTAGATCCTGCAAATTATTTTGGACTAGGTATTAAAAACCTTACAAAAAATAGAAGAATGTTAACACCGTCAGATGAGTTACTTGCAAGTTTAAAGAAAAAAGGTATACAAGGTAAAAAAGGATCTAGTGAATTTACTAATGCACAAAAAAAGACATTAGGTATTAATGACACAGGTAAATATAAATATGTCAATAAAAGACAAGTAAATAATTATTTAGATTATGACGATGGTGGAGAAGATTTAGTAAGATTTTTAGCAAGCAATGATGATACAAATAGATTTATAACATTAACTGGTATTAACAATCCAGAAATATTAAATGATTTTAGAAAGATACAAGTATCTAAGAGACCATTAGAAAATAAAGAAAAAGCTGTGCGTGCTTTACTAAATGATAAATATTTAGCTAATCCTTTTATGGTTGCAGGTTTTGGTATGGAAAGACCTACAGTAGGTGCTTTAGGTAGAATTACAGGAAGATTAGCAGAAAGTGCTTTAGGTTCTAGATTAGATCCAGGATTAAAAGGTGCAGGACAATTATTCGGTGCAAGAAAAGTATTAAAAGCAAGTCTTATGGAAAACTCTAGAGCAGGAAGAATTATTGCATCTTACGCACAAGATTTACCTTATAGGTTTTTAGATATAGACCAGATGGAACAAACTATAGGACAAACAAAATTATGGATGGATCAAACAACATTATCTAGTAAAGATAAATCAGAAGTTTTAGATCAATTAATTAGAATTGAAGAGGGAGATGAGGCAGCATTATTTGATGTAGTGAGAGATATGATGGCCAGAACAGCAAATGATCTAATAGAAGATGGTGGTGTGTCTAGGCCTGATGCAGAGGCTATAACAAGAATATTTGATGAAGAACTACCTGAATATAGAAAATTTTGGATAAATGCAGTTACAGGTGAAAATGTAGCAACTACAACAAACTTTGTACCAACAATTATTGACGGCAAACCTACAGCTACACCTGGACCACAATTACTTACAGAATTTATAAATAGAACAATACCGTTACCTGATGCACAAGGATTAGCAAAAGCATATAACAGTATGGGATTATTAAGATCTATTGTTCCTGATTTGTTTAAAGGTCCTGATGAATCTTTAGAAGTTGGCAAACTTTATAAATTATTAGGAGATAAAAAATCTGTTAAAGGTGTTAGCACAAAAATAGCAGACTATTACATGTCAGAAATATGGAAACCTTTAGTATTGTTAAGAGGTGCTTGGACCGTACGTGTTGTTGGTGAAGAACAATTAAGAATGTACGCTAGAGGTTACGATCAAATTTTTAGTAGACCTTTGTCTTGGATGTCTCAATTTATTACAAATAGTGATGATGCAGCAAAAGTTAAAAGATGGAACTCTAAAGGTGTAACGTATAATGATTTATTTGGAGATCCATTTTCAGATGCAGTAGAGGCACAACAAGCATCATCAAGGATTGCAGGTGTAAACAATAATGATTATTATTTTGGTGGAGAACGTAAAGGACAAAAAAAACCAGGACCACATAAATATAAAATACTTGCTAAAAAAGATATTATACGTAGAGCATCTAGTGGTCAAAGAACAGGTGAGTATAACGAATATTTAAGAAATTTTTTAGCAGAGGTAGCAAAATTACATAATGATGATTTGTTTAGATTTTTATATAGAAATGATGTAGGTGATTTATTAACTCCTGCACAACAACAAAGAAGATTGTTAGAATGGATGGAGGGCAAATCTGCAAGAGCAAAAGAAATAATTAAGTTATATAACAAAGGTGGTCCGTCATTTAGAAGATCAGCAGGAACAGTAGGTGGTAGGTACTCATTTGCAAAAGCATTAGAGGCTAGAGCTGTTGGAGCATCTGGTGGTGATTTTAATGAAAAAAGAGATTTGCTAGAAAAACTTGTAAATATTAATGATGTAAATGCTATTGATTTAGTGCAAGATAATCCATTTACAATATCAAGAAGATTAAAAGCAAGTGATGATTTATTAACTATGATAAAGTCTGGTGCAATAGATGGTATAGAACTTGACGAAGTTTTTAAAGAATTAACATCTAAAGGATCAAAATTATTTAGAAAACAAAAAGGTGTTAAGGCAGATAATTTTAAAGCGCTTGTAAATACACTTGACGAAAATTTTGAAAATTTACCACAATATATAACTGCACCATTTGATGATTATTTAGATGCTACAAATGCATGGGATAAATTTACAACTAGAAACTTTGATAGATTTATGGGATCAAAGACAGACACATTATCTAGATCACCTGTGTTTAGACAAATATATTGGAGACAGATATATGACATGTTACCTTACATGAGTCCAGGTATGCGTGATAGATTATTGTATGGTGGAACAATATATACAGAGGGACAGTATTTATCTATAAAAGGTGCTATAAAAGCAAATATACCTGATGCTAATTTATTGTCTAGATTAAGATTTACACCAAGAAATATTTCTAAAAAAGATGTACAAATTAATCTTGACATGTTTAAAAATGAAGTAGAAAGATTAAATAAAATTGATGCAGAGGCAGGCAACGTATCTGTAAGTTTTAGAAAAGATATTGAAAAATTACAAAAACAACACGCTAAAGATAAAAGAGCTTTTCTTGACGAATTAGAACAATTTCAAGGCGATAAATATTATATAGGTAAAGGTAAAAAATATACAGATGGCACTGTTGTAGATTTTGATTTTATTGATGGCGAGTTAATTAAAAAAGGATCTAATAAAAGAAGAGTATCTCCTAGTAGGTTAGCAGGTAGAAGAGCTATAAAATTTGACAAAAAAATACAAGAGTTAAGAGATGCAGAATTAGAATTGATTGGTCCTGTAGATAGAATAGCTAGCGATTACGAATGGAAAAAGAAATTACCAATGAAAGATAAAAGATCGTTAGCATACAGACAAGCTAAAAGAGATCCAGAAACTATACAAAAAATACAAACAACTATTGCATATCAAAGACCTGCTATAGCAAGATTAGAAGAAATAGTAGCTAGACAAAAAGAAGTATTAGATCATCTTGTATCAAAAACTGATGCAAGAAATGTAGAACCACCAAGTGTTGCTAGGTTAATTGAAGAACAATTTGATGGTACACCTGCAGTGTTAGATGAATATTATTATGATTGGTGGGATATAGAAGATGTTAATGATTGGAATACAAAATATGATGAGTTCTTACAAAGTTTAAAAGATGCTGTTGAAGATGGTTATTACAACGCACAAGATGAATTAGATTTTTTCAACAAATTTTCCAAAGCACAATTACGTAAAGAATGGAAAGCTATGAAAAAAGATTGGGATGAAAATTTTGATAAATTTGCAGATAAGTTAGCAGATCAACCAACTATTAAAAAAGATATTAAAAGAATACAAACAAATTTAAATAGCACACAAAAGCAATTAGATAGACAAATAGCTGCATTTGAAAATACAAAATCACAAATAGACGATATTAGAAAACAAATAAATGAAAGATTAGATAAAATTGAATTAAATATAAATAGAAAATTTGATAGAAAAAAACAAGCATACTTTGCTGAAAGAAATAAATTATACAAAGCATCTGGTTTTACAAATGATGCTACATCTTTTAATCAAATAGACACTGTTGCAAAAGCTGTTGCATTACAAGGTGTAGAAGATTTACTTTATGACTTATCTAAAAATAACAAATTCTTTTATAACATGCGTGCTATATTTCCTTTTGGTAATGCATACAAAGAAATTTTGACAACATGGGCAAAACTTATTGCAGAAAATCCAGAAGTAATTAGAAAAGGTCAAGTAACTGTAAATGCACTTAGAGAAGATAATCCATTTAGTCCTGTAGAGGGCCAAGGATTTATTGCACAAGATGAGATAACAGGTGAAGATGTATTTTATTATCCATTTAGTGGTGAGATTGTAAGTAACATTGCTTTAGGTGAAGATAGAAAAACTGATATAAGATTGCCTGGTTATGCAAGTTCTCTAAACTTAGCATTAAATATTATACCTGGTGTTGGACCTATGGTAGCCATACCATTTTCTGCATTTTTTGGTGGTAATCCAACTTTTGATGAATTTAAAAAAGTTGTGTTTCCTTATGGTTTACCAGACGTACAAGATGCCGGAGACTTAGTTAGAGCTGCAGGTATTCCTGCATGGATGAGAAATACCTGGAGAGCTATTAGAGGTTTTGACGAAGATGTTCCTACTAATGAGATAACACGTGTAGCAGGTAATACACAAATAGATGTATTTAGATTATTAAAAGCAAATGGTGAGATAGATGATACACCAGAACAACAAGCACAATTAATGAACAAAGCTAAGAATATAGCAAGAGGTTTAACACTTATAAAAGCATTTTCACAATTTGTTGGACCAACAGGATTAAATGCAAGGTATGAAGTACATGATCCTAAAAACAATGGTACGGTGTGGGCGATGCAATCATTGTCTAATTATTATAGAGAAATATTAGAAACACCTCCAACTATAGAGGGAACAGATCAATTAGCTTTTGCACCAGGAGATAACTATGGAGCTACTAAATACTTTATAGAATCTTTTGGATTTAATCCACTTGACATTGTGCAACCAAAATCTGTTGTTGTAGAACCAAGACCTGTAGATGAAAAAGGTTCAGAGTTTGAAAGAAACAATAAAGATTTATTTAAAAAGTATCCATATACCGCACAGTTTGCAATACCTAAAGGTGGTGGTGGACCATTTAACTATGAGGCATACATAAACACACTTGTTAATGAAACACGTGAACCATTAAAACCAAGTGAATGGATAGCCAAAAGAAACCAATCATTAGGTGAATTTTACATGGAAAATAAAAGACAACAGTCTTTAGAGCTGTTTAATATTAATGTTCCTAATCAAAATAAACAAAGAAATAGATTCTTAGCATTACAACAATTACAAGCAAGAGATAAGTTTCCTGGTTATGATCAAACAATAGTAGGTTTACCTGCAACAATAAATACAGAATTACAGGTAGAAGAATTACGTAAGTGGGCAGACGAACCTAAATTAGGTAATACAAAAGTAGGAAAAGATTTAGTTAAGATTCTAAATTTGTTTGATATATTTAGTAAAAAATCTTTTGCAGAGGGATTAAGCAAAGATGGATGGAGAACATCTAGAAAATATATAAAAGAACGTAGATTTATCAGAGATCAAATAGCACAACTTACTTTACAGAATGATGATTTTTACTTCGTTGCGCAAAGAGTATTGCTACCATATATAGAAGAACGAAAAGATTTTGTTGAAGATTTAATATATGATCAAGATGTTTTTGCTGAATACGGTATGTACTTACCATTGGAGACATAATGAAAGAAGAATGGAAACAAACTTTAATAGACACAGTTTTAGCTAACAGAGGTGTTGTTACTGATGCGTATGGTGCAGATAATTATACATCACAACAACTACAACAGTTGGGAGCAGGTGCAAGGACATCAGAAGAATTACAAAATAATTTAAATTCTTTAATAGAAAAAGATATTTCTGACAGACAATTTATTGCACAACTTATTACAACTCTAGAAGTATTTGATGCAAAAATAGGTATTACAACTGATAGTTCATTAGATATGTTTTATGCTAGTAATGCAAAAATAGTAGAAAATTCTATGCAAGCATTAGAACCATTAGTAGAGGGTGATAATACTTTTGCAAATCAATACAACAGTTATTCTTTTTCTGGACCTAGATATGTTTACACGTTACCTGTAGATTTCGTACAAGAAGTACAACAAGGCATAGATATGGCCACTGGTATATCTCCTTATGATCAATCAGAATCTATTGTGTATAGAAATTTTTTAAAAGAAGAAGTTGATAAATTTATAGAAGATACTGGAAAAGTTGCAATCATAGCTAAACCAGGTGGTGGCTCTGGATTTTTATTTTATACATCACCTGCTATACAAGAAAATTTTGAAAAGAATGGTACAGATGATATTAGGTTAAGATATACATTACCAAGTTTAAAAACATTTGGTGGAAATGACGCAGATCTTTTGTACTATCCTGTTATGGAAAAACCTGCAGACGCTAATAATTATGTGCCATCAGGAGAATATGTATCACTAAAAGAAAACGCATTAGAAGATGGAACAGCTACTGATGCAGATACTGGACAAGGTACATATATGACATTCACACAGAATCCTATAACAGGTGCATTTGAAAATTTTAAATTAGAAGAACTTACATCAGAAGAATATAATAAAGCATTAGAAGATCCTCTTATAAATTTACAAGAAATATCAGGTAGTACAGAAAGTGAAAAACAAGAAAATTATGAGGATTTAAAAAGCACACTTACAGGTTTAGTAGAAGATAATAGTTTAAGTGTGTTTGGTGATTTACCTGCAGATCATTTTATATTTAAAAATGTTGAACAAGAATTTCAAGAACCAACTGCAGAGGGTTTTGTACAAGATGCTAAAGAACAATTTACTGTATCTGATTATGGTATAGAAAATTTATACGGTGGTTTTGATCACATAAGTGGTAGTCCGGCAGAGGGTAAAATATCATGGATAAGTTTACCACCTGACGAACAAGAGGCTATACAGCTACAACTTATGCAAGCAGGTTTCTTATCTCCTGATTTATACTATGCCGAGGCAGGAGAATGGGGTGAGGGAACACGTTCTGCTATGAAATCTGCAATGATAGAGGCTAATTATAAATTAGAAAAGATAGGACCATTTTTACAAAATGCTGTAGAAAACTTTATGAATAGACCAACAATATATCCTATTGTTTATCCACAAGCTAGTCCGTTAGCAGTAAAAAATGCAGTGCAATCTGCATTAGAAACTGTAGGTGCAAGAACTGATTTAAGCACAGGAGAAATGGCAGCTTTTATGGATTTTTATAGATCGTCAGAACAAGATTATCAAAAAGCAGCTATAGATTATAACCGCAACTTAGAACTTATTAATAGGGGTATAATGCCTGATAATAAATTAGTTGCACCAGATTCTGCAGTAGATAGGACTGCTGATTATATAGAACAACAAATGCAACCAGAAATACAATCACAACTTAGAGGAGCTGAACAAGCAAGAAATGTTTCTTATTTAACCTACTCTGTTGATAGAATGCGAGATATAATTGGTTAATGTTAAAAATTATGGTGGTGTTATTAATGGCTAATGGTATAACGTTTCCTCCTGCAGAACCAGATAAAAAAAGATACACACCAGAACAACTATATACTTATTTAGTTTTTGCTGACAATTATGTAAAATCTAAAAACATAAGTGATGATGAATTTGATCCTAAAAATACATCACCTGACATACTTAATGTTGACGATCCAGATGATATGGAAGTATTAGTAGCATTTGCATTAGCAGAACATAGTGATGCAGGATTTTCTACTGGATATTCACAAAACAGAATAAGTCCTCCTAATAAAAACGGATCTAGAGATTATGGTTTGTGGCAAATAAATGATTTTTGGACAAAAAGATTATCTTTAAGATTTCCAGAGTTGTTTGATAATGGCAGGCCATTTGTAGAAAATATTAGCAATCCTTACGCTAATGCAGTTGCAGCTATTTATATAGGAGGTTATGTAGAGGGCGATGGTCCAAATGGTAGAAAGAATTGGTCTACAGATGGTATGGTCAAACCTGATAGTGATTTTATTATGGATGCACAAGCAGGTATAGCAAAGCAAGAAAAAACTGGTGGAGACCTAATGAAACTAAAAGATTTTAAATATCCAAATATTTCTAATAAAATATTAGATAAAGCATACGGTGAACCAGTACGTCAAACTATGCAACAAGAATCACAGAACATACAAGATGATGCAGCTAATTTTTTTGAAACTACAGATATTTATTTAAGATCTTTATTAGATAGAATTAAACCAACAAATCTTAATGCAGGACGTGATAAAATGAAACTAAGACAACAGATAGGAGATATATAATGCCAAAAGGTAAAAAAGGATACTCTGCAAAACAAAAGAAAATAGCTAGAGTTGCACCACCACGTAATAAAATTACTGGTGCTGATTTTAAAATGCTTAAAAAAAGAAAGAAAAAATAATGGGAATGGGTGTAAAACATTACTTTAGATCAGGTAAAGTTTATAAAGGTAAGTATCATAAGATGCCTAATGGTCAGTTACATAGTGGCGCTAAGCATTCTAAATCAAGTAAAAGATTATATCATTATGGGGAATTATCTAAAGCAGCACAAAAAACTGCAAAGAAATCCTGGAAAAAATAATGGATTATGATAAATTAACGACAGAAGAACTGTTTGAAGAATTTAAAAAAGAATATTACAAAGCATCAGAAATAGCAAATGATAGTCTTAATACGACTAATTCTACAAGAATACATGATGATTTACTAAATCTTACAGATCTTGAAGAGTATGGAAATAAATTTTTTTTAACATCACAACAAACTGAAGAGTTAAGTAAGTTTATTGAAGTAGCAAAAAAATTAGATGATAGATTGACACCTACTGCACAAGGTACATCTTTTGTTGAAAATTTTATTCTTGAACATAATGAATTTGGTACTAACAAGACAGGAATAAAAGAATGGGAAGAGTTTTCTGCAAAAGCACCAGATGATATTAGTAAAATTAAAGACAAAGAAACGTTAGACAATTTAGATTTTACAAGTCCTTTAGAAGATGAGTTTGATGATGATATGTTACCGAACCTTAATCCTGAAACTGAAGAATTTCTTAAAAGGTTTAATGAGGCAGATAGATTAAGACGTGAGGCAGAAGAAGAAATAACAGATCCACCTGATGATTTAGCAGACGGTGATGCTATGACAGAAGAATTTTTAGATGAGGGAGATACATTAGATTTAACAGATGAAGAAAGAGCAGCATTACTAGATGATATTGAACAAATAGATGATGCTAATGATCCTAGAAAATTAGGTGGTTTAGATCCAGACGTAGATATACCAGATGACATATCAGATATAGAACAATCTAGTATATTTGACGAATATAGAAAACAAGATCCAGATTTTGACGAATTTATGAATCTTATAGAGGCAGAAGATACACAAATTTTTGGAGCTGATGATAGAGCAGAATCTATTATAGATAATGCATCATCAGCATTAACACCAGATGAACAATCACAATTTTTAAATATAGTAGATCAATACAATAATATAGCTGATCAATTACCAATAGAACAAACAGTAAAAAAAAGAATAAGAAACAGAATGGCTAGACTTGCTGCACAATTAACAACACCATCAGGTATATTAGATTTAGTTGATATATGGGAAACTGTTGTATTTGGTATGGGTATGATGGTTGCAGCAGCACCAGAAATAAAAAAAACTGCAGATTATTATTTTAAAAGCATGGGTAAGTCCATATTAAATTTTTATGGTATGCCTAGTAGTTCTATAGAAAGAGAAGATGTAAATTGGGAACATATAAGTAACACTATGGATGTTGTAGAATATTTATCACCAACAGATAGGCTAATTAAAATGTTACCAGATAAACAAGATAGCAAATATGTGTCTAATTACTTACCTGGTTTTCAAGCACCACAGTCTAATCCAGACGACATAGGCCAAACCTTTATAAATACAATGGTTAATATGAACAAAAATAAAGCAAATTCAGAAAATCAACCTGATAAACTTAAAGAAACATTTATTTATGGCAGTACAAAGTAAAGAAGAAAACAAGTTAATAACTACACTACCATCAGATTACGAGGTAGTACAAGAAGATGATAAGTTTTGGCTTATGGCATTTCTTGAATTACCTACTGGTGAAACTTTTACATGGAAATATTTAATAGAGGATCAATTAGAAATATTACAAAAAGGTATTGGTGTAAATAATTTAGTACCTAATACAGTCGTATCTAATAATGAAGTTGTAGAATCACAAGGACAAATAACTACTGAAATGTGGAATAATAGTTTTAATTTTGGCACTGTTAATCAGCTTTATCAAATAAGTGGGATTATGGAAGAGGGTGCTACATCTTACGAATATTTAGTAGAGACTATAAAAGAAGAGGCCAAGACAGCACCTTGGTTATTGTCTACAGATGAAAATGGTAACTATGACTATTTAGCTGTTGCACTAGAGGCAGCACAAGAGGGCAGAACACCAAGAGATTCTGAACTAATGAATACTACATGGTATAGAACACATACTGATGCGGAACGTAAAGCAGTAAAATTTAAAGCAAGTGATCCTGCATCTTACAATGCACAATTAAATCAAAGCTATGACTCTATAGTTTCTAACATGATGCAACAAGGTTTTCAAAACATAAATCCAGATTTAGTATCTGTGATTGCAACTAATAACATGATTGGAACTACAGGTTATGCAACAGAAGATGATATAACAAACATACTTAATAAATTAAAAAATGATAGATTACCTTACAGTTTACCTGTAGAAGTACAAGCAATAGTAGATGGTAAGCCAGTAGAATCTATTATTGCTACACAAGGTATAGCTAATGATATAGAAGATATATTAGGACCAGGCTCAACTGCCGGTTTAGATTTAGAATCTATAGCAAATGAAAGACAAGCAAATCCTTATTGGTACGCAGAAACATATATACCATCTTTACAAGATTCATTTGTTGCAGCACATCCACAATACAAAGGTACTAATGTAAAAAAATATTCTTCTGCAGCAGCACAATGGAGATACGAATGGCAAACTTTAGTTGGACAAGCACCAGACGAACAATCTGAAGAGTGGGCAAAATTTATAGCTACAAATGATATTAAAGAAAGAGAAGATATTGCATTTAAGATTGCTGCTGATTTAGGTACACAAACATACCAAGATAAAGCTGTAAAAGATTTAACGTCAGTTTTTGGACAACCAGGACAAAGAGTAACAGGAGGAACAATGTGGAATACGAGGGTTAAATAATGGCTATTACATACAGAGGAGAAAAATTTGCAGGTTATAACAAACCAAAAAGAACTCCTAAACATCCTAAAAAATCACATGCTGTACTTGCTAAAGAGGGAAATAAAGTAAAGTTAATTAGATTTGGACAAAAAGGTGTAAGAGGAGATAAAGGTAATACTGCAAGGTCAAGATCTTTTAAGGCAAGGCATGCTAAAAATATTAAGAAAGGTAAAATGTCCGCAGCATATTGGGCTAATAAAGTTAAATGGTAAGAAGAATATATTTTCCAAATGGTGATAGATTTTTACCAGAAGATAGTTTTGTAGCAAAGTATTTACAAAATCAAGGTGAACAATTTACATATACAGAACTGACTGCTGATACTGATTTAGATGTTGTACGTGAGCAAGCAGCAAATGATCCTGCTGTTATTGCAAATAAAAGAGCGCAAGAAATGGCAAGGCAAAGAGCATTACAAAACATACAACAAGATGATAGTATAAATCTTGAAGATGAAGATACTGCTACTGACACAACTGTAACAACAGCAGATG